TGTTGTATTATAGAACCCACTCGCATTGTTGTATAATGTAGAATCTTCTTCTGCAGTTACAATTGATTCTTTTAGTTGCAAGCCAATTTGATATGATGGGGTTGTCCCGAACTTGTCAAGTGATATTGTTTGAGCAGCAACTTGAACAAAATAACCATTTACATAGTATATGCCTTCGGCTATTTCCGCAAATGATCCTGTACCGGTATATGTTACATCATCACTAACAATAACTGAATTAGATGAATTTTCTAATGTAAGAACCTCACCTGGTTTAAATTCTGAATACAGTATTGAGGTATCCAGTGGATCTAATCCGCCTGACACATATTGAACAAACAATGCAGCTGAATCTGTTAATGTTGATTTTTCACTAAACAGAACTAATGCTTTTACTCCTGTGGTCGAACCAACAACAATTTTCCCTGAGAGTGCATCTATAACACTATTGACTGACACCCCAGAAACCAACTCATTCAATTTTACATATGTAACTCTATTGCTAAAGTTGATATACCCAGGAACAATCATTGCACCATTTTGGAAATTGAAGTCGCCGTGCTTCTTTATTTGCTCTTGAATGGTGGTTTGTAATTGCGTTAGTTCACGAGGCTGAATAGTTCTACCTGGCAGAAACAATATCTTTAGATAATTGTCAGCAGGATCAAAATCATCATAATATGGTGCAGAATTTAGATTAAGTGTCATGCGTGCATTTCCGTGTATTCAATTGTATATTTATGCCAAGGAAATCAATCTGAAATTCTTTATTCTAGGAACCTTTGAAGTATTATCAGAATTCAACACAATCTTAATCATTATTTGATCGTACAACGCGGTTTCCATATCTATAGACTGTTCTCTGAAAACTGACGTTAAGCCTTCAACGAATGTAGCATCACTCAGTTTTGTCCAATTTTGTCTTTCGATATTACCATACGCTGATTTTAGATTCACCTTATAGTAAACATCAATATGAGCATCCACAGGTTTGTTATAATCAAACATCAATTTAAATCCTGAGGACTGCTTCTGTAACTCTACAATCTTCGATACATACGATGCCAAATTGCTTGCTGTGTCAGGAGAGATTGCATCAACATAATGATCATACCTAACCAAAGTAATTGCCGTTGTTGGTGCTGTTTCAGTGACAACAGTTGATGATGTGTATATCTTATATGAAGGTGTAGATAGTTTTTCAACTTTTGTCACTAACAGAGGGCTATTATTAGATACAGTCCCTGTAAACTTGACATACTTTCCAACCTTTATACCTCCTAATTCAGTGACATATGACCCATAAAGCCCACCAGAAATAATAAAATAACCGGCATTGTTGAATACTATGACACCAGAATGACCACCAGCCACACTAAAAATCAAATTACTATCGATTTCTTTGTTTATTGCACTTGTTGGGTTATTGATCTTGTTACTGATTGTGTGTAATGAGTATGTTGGTAAATCAACAACAGGCGATAAGTTTTCATTGTTGCTGTATAAGAAAGCATCAAAAGAAAATGAGTCTTCATTTACAGTATCTGTTTCATTCGCAGGTGTCAGAACATATCTAGGATTATCAAACTCGATGTTCCTATTCAATTGGACAGGATAATCGATTGCAAGCTTTTCAACAACGTTGTTAATTCTAGTTGTGCCACGGTATGTGTAATTTATGTGAGTGCCAGGGAGGACAAAATCCTTTCCGCTAACATGCATTGTGTCCATTCTTCTGCCTGTTGTGACCATACATGCTGCGCCGCCGTACCAGCCAGAATTTGTTGCAGCAACAGGAATTGTGATTGTGTAGGAATCTAACTCAACATCACTAATGGTAAAGTCTTTATTCAATTCAACAGAGGTTGGATGAGTTAGAGCCGACACCACACCAGAGAAGGTTATTATTGCACCATCATATAGGCCGTGATTTTTGTGCGACACTCTGACAGTTGTAGAACTTGCATTGATTTTGAATGGGTTGTTATCTAACTTTGTCGATCCCAGAGGAATGTTCTTGAATGCAACATGACCCGGAGTTGTGATGTTGAACTTAGCTTTGTATAATGTAAAGCACATATCACTAAGTTGATCAGCATCCCAAGTTGAGTTATTCTGTGACCTAAACATTGACCCTAAACTTGGTTGTGACACCACAGACCTACCATCTAAGGAAACTTCTCCCATTTTAGCAATCCACAATCTCGTATTGCTGATGCCAGATGCAACAACAAAACAATATTCTTTATTGTCAGGTAGATAAACCGGTGAATCGAACGTGAATTTTGTAGGTACCAATGATGTTTTCGATGCAACTAACTCACTAGGATATTTCACAACGTGACTGAACGGCACAACACCTGGGCCGGGATACCCATTCACAACCTCACGAATCTCGAATGATACACCTGTCGACTCATCTTGATCCACGTCATAGAAATACAAGTCGATTGATGTTAAGAATATGCCGCCCCGATCACTGTGCATAAATGTTTGTGATAATGGGTCTGAGCCGCAATCACATGCACAGTTACATGCACAGTTACAGTTTGTCACTTCAGTTGCAATGACTGTACTGGATACGACCGTTGACCAATTCTCAGTAGTTTGTGACGTCTCCGAGGCATTTCTCCTACTAATGACTCCATTTCTGATAGACATTATAGTTGTCTGCATTGTCTGAATTATGCCTTGACCATCGTACATTGCAAATGAGGTTGTTTTGGCACTTTTCTGATCGATGTTATCTCTTAAAGAGATCGTCACAATACCAGCAGTTATTCTAACCTGACTGTTGTTAGGTAACATTAAAATTCCGTAGAAACTACCAGCACTATTTGTTCTGATATTCGTTTCTGTCGTAACAGATGTAAAGGTTGCAGAAGCGCCTGAAGTGGTGCCCACAATCTTTTCATTGGCAACAAATGTACCTTTTACATTTAACACCTTAAGGACCAATTCCGAGATACCTAACTCCACTTGTGTTTCTTCGCACACAACAATTGCTGTTGCACCGGATGTGGCACCTCGTATAACTTCACCTCTCTCCAATATGTCATATGAATTTGATCCATATTGCCTAGAAGTTAAGTTGGAGTGATCGATATTCGATGTACTATAGTTCAAGAATGTGCCGACTTTATCAGTTAATCTCAATGTACTTGCAGGTACAACATATTGAGTCAAAGTTGTGTTATCAACATACACATCGAACCCGTTTATAGGAAGCATTCTCTTAGCAAAGAGAACTATAGCTTTTTGTCTGATAAATGGCGACCAACTTTCATCAACTACTGAAGTTACTCTTCCAACTTCGTCTATCTGTTCTTGAACAAATGTCTCTATCCCGCCACGACCAAAAGTTAGTAAGTCAGTTCCATTTAATGTGTTTGTCGAAACCACATTCGTTCTTGATGTTTCGGCACCTTGAGCACCAACACCAACTCTACTAACACTATTGGTTAGTGTCGATGCAATTGTTGTTCTGCCTGTAGCTTGCCACGAATTCCATACTGTACCAAGTATGCCTGTTGATTGTGCCATAACTTGAACAGCGGCAAAGTTTCCATTTCCGACTTGATTTATCACAGGCAATGTTACTGTATCAACCCATGTATCTGATGCAGGGAATATCTTTAAGTCACCAATCATTGATCTAACATGGGTGTATGGTGTAATATACTCGGGTGTTGTTGCTGTTTTTTGCTCCATCAAAACAACACTAGAATAAGGGAGTGTTGCAATATCACCTGTAACCTGGTAACTATTCGTTGTCCTGGACTGGCCTTCCTTCTCTAGCAGTCTAACATCGTCGGAGTAGAACGACGGGCGGCACTCTAAACTACCGGGATCGATAGCGCATCTGTAGTTGGGGTTGGAAACGTTACCAGCACCATGATCTTTGAATCGATCAACAATGAATCCATTTTTATATCTGTCAAGTCCAAATTGGTCCTTGATTTGAAGTAGACTTGTTTGTTGTTCCAGAGCATTTAGTGCAGTGTAGTATTCAACATTCTTTAGTCTGTTATCTATTGCACCAATATCCTTCATGGTGTATCTTTGCATAGGATTATTGGTGATATGAACATTTGAACTATTGGAAGTAAATGTGTAAGGATCCAAATCGACGTAAGCTAATATGACATTATCATCATTAGGCAGCGGCGCAACTGGTAGATCAGCAGGTATACCTTCTTCAACCCTAAATGATCCTTTAGGGTCGAGTTGTAGAATATCACGTCTAGCTAGGTAGTAAGAATAGTCTGTTTGTAGTGAGTAGAATTCTGATAATGGTTCTGTAACTGATGCTCCAGTTGCAGCGTCGAATGTGGTGCCATTATCATCGATGCGTGGCCTAAAGTCCAAGTAATCTGCCGCACTAACACCATTAAATACAGGTAGCATATTGTATGGGACATTGTACGAATTTACAGAGAAGTAATCACCTTGAGTGTGATCAAAATACTCATATGTCACACGAATAGGCGCACTTGGTTTGAACCCATTTAGTGGATAAATTTTACCGAGGCCATAATATGTGTTTGTTTGACCCGAGTCCAGTCTGTAATTTGATGTGACATCTGTTGCCAACACCGATACATCATATGATACAGTTGCAGCAGGGCTCGCATAATTGAATTGTGTGCCACCAGACTGTGATATCGAAATTATTCTTGTGCAGTCTGCTTCAGTCAGCTGCATGAACTCGCCACTCACTGAATTAACTGTCGTAAAGTCGACCGTTTTTATTTTTCTTATTTTTTGCTTTTCTTTAGCAGCAGCTGATATCTTTTTAACGGTGTACATCACACGATATGTTACTGCATTCGTCAATCCTGAGATTGTAATACTGCTTGTGCCTGCTCCAGCAACAGTTGCAACTACAGGTATAGCTGATCCGTCAGCCAATGCAATGAAGTAATTACCAGTTGTGTTTGGGGCAAATGTCTCACCAGTAACTGTCAGAGGTATCGCCTTAGTTGTACCACTCGCCACAAATTGCTCAACACGTTTGGTGTAGTATTCAGTTGATAATTCACTGTCATCAGAACCTCTCAGAGACCTCACAAAACCTGTAGGTAGTTTCTGTAGTAATGACGCCGCACCAACAAGTTCCGTTCTTTCCAAATACACTGGGACAGCGGTTGCTATAGTTGGTGTTGCTGTATCTAATGTCAATGTAACAGAATCGGTTACAGCTGAAACACGATACGAAACGCCAGAAATGACAATTGTGTCACCAACAACAAGATCCAACGAGAACTGAGTACCATCACCATTTATAGTTCCTGCTGACCCTGTCACTGACCCCGACAAAGCAACTCTTGTCCCCACAACATTGGCAGAGAATGTTGTGTTGCTAGCTGTAATGATCTTTTTAGCATCCCGATAAAATAGTTTTCCGTCATCCATAACAATGTCGAAAATGAAGCACTTATATACGCAAGAATCTAGAGTTGTGGTGCCTGAATCGTATTCTACGTTCCTTATTCTGCATGTTCCTACAGAAGCGCCGACTGCATTCTTAATGGTCAATTTTGACAGCACTTTATTTGACGAGTCGATATGGGTTAGTGGTGGAATTCCTCTAACTGTATTAACAAGAATGTATGCTCCCGTATTGCACTTTATTACGCTGTTCGCCACACGTTTGATTTCTCTTGCTTTGTTGAACGTGACAGTTCTGTATCCCGACACATCAACTTCAAATCCCTTGATAAATGCTGTACCTTCTGATATCTTTATCAGTCCGAGTGAGGAGTCTAGTAGTTGTTTGTCAAATGTTTCTGCTGATGTTGATTTGTGAAACCCTGTGTTAAATACTGGCTTATCAGTAGCCAGCCAACGCATTGTGGAGTCGTCAAATTCACCGTATGTGTTAGTGGGGACAAATGTTGTTGGAGATGATACACCATTAACCAATGCAACAAAGTACTGATCTTTAGTTGTGATACCAACAGTCACACTCTTCTTTATAATGTCACCTTCAATATAGACTGTTGATGGCGCCCAATCGCCTCTGTTGTTGTTTCGGTACTCATGTACTTCATATTTAAACGGTCTGACAACATAATCACCAGACTCGTCGTATGTTTTCCTTGCCAACGTCCTTTCAAATTCACTCAATTCGGTTTTGTTAACTTTGAATTGGATTTGACCATCCTTAACGTGGAGAAGGTCGATAAATTGATCATTTGTAGTATTGGTGTTTTCTTGGTCTTCAAATAATGATCTCTTATCCAATGTAAGAACAACTTGGTATCGATCAGCACCAGGTGCACCGAAGTTATTGGAATCGACTGCTGTATCATTAAGTGTCGGATCATCAAATGCTGTTATGATGTTCTCGACAAAGCTAAGACCTATGCGATATGTTGGTGTAATGCCAAATTTATCGAGCGAGATTACTTGTGCAACATTCTGAACAAAGAATCCATTAATGTAGTAAACACCTTCTTTGATATTTGCCAATGACCCCAAACCAGTGTAAGTGGACAGGTTCAACACTTTAAGAATAGTGTTGGCATCTTCTTCTAAACACAGCTCTTCGTTTCTAATAAACTCAGTGCTGAATACATTGTTTACCACACCACCCGAAATGTAGTTAATAAACAAGGTTGGCGGTTCGGAGGCAGTCGATTTTTCAACATGAATAACAACTGCCTTAACATCGGTAGTTGCACCTACAATTTTTTTATCTAAGAAGCTGTCGATTATCGTGTCAGTTGAAACACCATCTATTGTCGATTCCAATTTTACATATCTGACGTTGTTCAAAAGATCAACATTACCTGGTACAATCATTGCACCATTTTTGAACATGTAATCCCCATTGAGCTTAATCTGATGCTGCAATATGGACTGAATTTGTGTTAATTCACGTGATTGTAGTGCTCGGCCCGGGACAAAAAGTATCTTGTGATAGTTTTTGGTTGAGTCAAAATCATCATAGTATGGAGCAACTGAAAAATTAATCGTCATTGTTATTGCCTTAAGTTAGAATTCGATTGCAATATGTATTTCTTCAATTTGGTTTGGGTCTCTCTGAATTGGTCTTCTGTTCTCAAAATACAAGATGTCACCAGTGTGATGTGAAACTTCAGGATCTGTTACTGATGCGATAGCCACATTATCACTATTCCCACCTGAGGTTATTTGATATATGGTATCGAGTGCAGAAAATGATGCCACTGGGCCCCAATTACTTAGAAGTGTAGGTTTTCCGAAGTTCACCCTCAATTTAAATACATCAGGTGCCCAATCAATGACCCGCCCTCGAGTTCCATTAGCATTATTCACAACCTCAGCATCTACTTCAAATGACACAGTTGCATTAGCTAAAGTTAGAGTTATTGATGCATCTAATGTTGATGCATTAGCAACTGTGGTGCCACCACCTATCAATGGATTTAATACCAAGCCAACCTGCCTGTAGTTATTCGATGTTGTGAAATCCCCATCACCTTCATTCTTTGTTAGAGTTGAACTAATCAGCAAATAATACGCATTTAAGTCTTGAACAGGGCGAGCGCCCAGGCCATACCTGGGTGTCAAAATTGGTGTTAATTTAGTTCCAGAAAATGACGGTAGTGTTATACTACAGTAAGAATAACCAGATCCAGGGTTTAATACACTAACATAAGATACGCCGCCACTTGCATTTGTGTGCAGCCTTATTTGTAGCCCAGTACCATCGCCTTTTATTGATATGAGTGCATTTGGGCTATCAATTATTTGTGATTGAGTGGCAGGGTCAGTATTGTTACCTGCTGCACCGACCAATACATTATAAATTGCGCCGCCGTTCGTTTTTGCTGCCTCTTGTGCCAGATATTGTGACTCATACGAATCTCCGATATCAGGAGGAGTTGTTATAGTTTTAACAGGATGAAATTCTATAGTTGAAAAATTTGCATAGTCGGTGGAAGAGACAGTAGCAATATATCTCCAAACATACCCGTCTGATAATGTGAAATTGGAGAACCCTATGCCTGTTCCTTGCGTTTGAGGATCAATCAATGATGCGTTCTGACCACGGTTATTACCTACACAAATATACACGTTACCATTTTTAGTTACAACATAGTATCTTGCATCTGCTAGAGTAAGTGGGGTTGTTGTTGAACCATTCTCACTTAATCCAGTGACACCAGTTAAACCATAATCATGTCGATAAATGTCATAATATGTGTTTGCAGTCCAATTTCGCTTCAATATGCCTGCAGACACATTTGCCCTTTGAACTCTCTTAAGAGCAAGCATGTTATTCCATATAAAGTTAAAGTCGTCTAGAGTATCGACAGGTGGCGGAACTGTTGTGTCATTCACAGCACCAGCACCACGAGAATCAGACCAAGTCAATGAATTACCAATAAATGTATATAGGTAATTAGATGCTGGTGATCCCTCGAGGGACTTCAGAAAAGTTTCGACATTTGTGACTCTATAGTTATTTGTGATTATGGCTGACATAGTTAGTCCTTAATTGTATCGATATATTTATGTCAGAGAACTAGGTCTGTTCTCTGTAAATTTTCCCGTAGTATCCACTCGGAACTCACTCCTAATGGCTTGTTTGATCCATCAGAAATATGTTCTGTTTTTGCATAGAACAGTTCATTATGACTCAGCTCGACCCAGTCACCCATATTGTATGTTGTTCCAGTTTTCCAAGGTTTATATGTAGTCCCACCATACTGTCTTGATGTTATCTTTTGTATTGTGACTGTTCCCGATGTGGTTGTGGGATAAAATTCCATGTAACCTGATGTATTTACCCCACTTCCTCCATTATTGACAGCACCATTGGTGAACGTGAATGAATTTGATGCAATACTTGCTATTGTCTGCGATCCATTAACATATGACCCACCACTTATAGTTCCTGATGAGACATAATACGCACAAGCGGGCCAATCTTCCGGAAGACCATTTCCATTACTATTGTTATTCACATCGGGCCCAGAAATCAAACTGGTTGTTGGTGATATCTTAGTTGCGGTGATCACATCATTTGCTGCTAATTTGTGTGATATTAAAACATGATCTCCGTTAGCATCAACACCTGTATATAATTTTGAGTACACAGTTATCGATGTTGAAGTTACACCACCTGTTGACTCATATCTAGCGATGTATTTCTTGCCAGTTGTGTCCACTGTAAATGTGTTAGCACCAGCATTTATATCTGTAACATAGTATATATTGGAAATTCCGCCACCAGTTAAGAAGTCCAATTTAACCTTATCACCAATTACTAAACCATGCGCTGACAGTGTTGTTACAGTCAATGTTGTTCCCGATAGCACATACGAACTTCCAGTTATTGACAGTGCATATGTCCTCTCAGCAGGCCACGTTGTATTGGTTTCAAATCCATTGGCAACATACAGCTCTGTTGCTTCAATTGATTGATTTAGCATACTAGCAATTGTTGTGTTTTCTGTGCGCCATTGCTGATAAAATGACTTAGGTAGATATCCCATTTGCATTGTCAAATCTAACACAATCAAATCGTAGATAGCTTGTCCGGTTGTTGTTAGAGGAAGTTTCATCTTACTCTGTAGCGTTGTGTTTAGTGCAATGTTGCCCCACATTGAGTAACCAGCTAAGTGCAAGTTCTTATCGATAAATTTCTCATATTCTGATTTTGAAATACCTGTCGAAATGATGTATGAGAAATCTTGATGCCGCTTGTTATCATGCATCTTATATTTTGAGTCGTTGACTGCACCCTGCATTAGTGTCGTTTTAATTGGCCCATTTCCAACACCACCCAAAACGCCATAACCTGATGCACGGTTCATTTGTAACAATTTACACTTTGACTGCGACTTAGCACCAACCAGTACATCGCCTGGGGCAATCTTAAATGATGCTTCATGTACCACATAATTACCATCGATAGTATTGGCTGTTTCTCCTTCCATAATAATTGAGAATCCACTTTCTGTTGAAATGATGAAATTCTCAGTTGCATCAACCAAAGTTATCATGTTTTTATCATAGTCAATAGAATTGACAGTTGCATGTGGCCCATTAGTATAGTCATTGTCAGGATAGACAGCGCCTTCCACAAACACCATTTCATTTGCATAGAAACTCACATTTTCCGATACAATACCTCTTATAGGGAACCTGACAAGTGGAATGTATGTTTCACCTATGGAAAACTCGTCAAATCTTACACTATTGACTTTGCCTATTGATTTACTAAATGACACAACCTCGCCACCAGCTGCTTTAGGCTCATTTATGATCTTCACTTGAGTATTATTGTTTATGTTGGCAAGTAAAGTTTTATTCAATGTCAATACATTAGAAACTATGTTAGTTATAAATGATAGAGATTGAATAACATTGTTGCCTGAGGTGTCGTTTATCTGCATACCAACTTCGACACCAGATACATCAGATAATGTGATTTCAAATCCGTTTTCTGCTGCATCAGTTGCTGTTTTTGTAATAGATCCATCAACCGAGTTTTGACTATTGACAACCAAAGCCGGGAATTCGTCATACCCAAATCCAGGATTGATAATTGTTGCTTCTGATATCGCTCCATATCCGCTATTATCAACAATGCTCAAAGATGGTTTTCTTGAATATCGATTGCCTGCATAAGGGATGTGTATTCCATTAAGTGAATTTTTCGATACAGTTACTGATGCTGCTGCACCAGTACCATCACCATAAATGCTTAATGACGCATTTACATATTTTGTGCCAGGGGAAACTACATTGATATTCTTTATTGGACGTTCAGCAAATGCTAATATGACGGCGCCGGAACCGTTAATCGAATTTACAGTAACCAACGGATTGTGGTAATTGACTCCTGGGTTAATAATTTGGATTTCGGTTATGACACCATCGATGGCGATGCCCTTCAACA